TCCCATTCTGTAATACCATAATCACCGCTTGTTAAGTTTATTTCTGTTCCCTTTGAATTTATCCAAGCTAATTTCTGCATTTTTAACCTCGCTTTAATTATATCCTAACTTCATAAAATATTAAAATACAGAATTGATTGCCATTTCCCGGTTATAACGTTTGAGCTGTTGTATCATGGCAAAGGCACTTGTATCATTCAAATTATTAAACGTTACATTCTGATTGATTGTTGTACCCGCACCGTTTAAGGCTTTCTGAGTATTGTTAGCATTAAGAACCTGTTCACCGCCTCTGAATCTTACAAGTTCGGGGCCAGCCTCACCGACAAGGTGTAAACCTCTTGTTGCGTTCTGAGTTCCTGTTGCATATCCGCTGAATACGTTATCCAAAACACTGTCAATTTTTGAAATAGAGTTTTGGGCCATATAGAAGATATAACTCAAATCACGCTTGATTTCGTGTAAGCCTGTATCAGTAAAACCTTCTGCAATTCCCTTTGAAATTGTCGCACCGATTTGAGCGATTTCATGCTGAAGTGTTTCTGTATAAACTACAGTCTGAATGATTGCTTTTCGGATATAGTCTTTCATTGAACCTAAGAAATCAGCCTGGGACATTCCGTCTGCGATTGCGTTTACAAGGTTTTCGCCAACGGTAAGTCCCATATCCTGCAAATCTTCAAAGAAGGAATAAAAAGCGGATTTAATTTTATTCAATGATGTTTCAAGCACCGCAGAATTAAAACTTGCGTCTGTTGATGTGTAAAGTTCTTTGTAAAGAAGTATCTGATTGTCTAATTCTTTGTTTTGAGCCTTGAGGTTATCAGATAATTCTCTCATTGATTGATTGATTAAACCTAATGCCTCTTGATAATTTTTATCTGCGTCCTTATATGCGTTTTCAAGATTTTTATATTCAGAACTTAATTCTGAAATCTTTGAATCAGTTTCTTTAATTTTTTCGTTAAAATTATCTATTCTTGGTGTAGTATTCTTTATCAGATTTTGGTAAGTGTTTATTGCGCTGTTCACATCTTCCAAATCACGCTTAGCCATTTCCCAATTCCATTTTTGCTCAGCCCAACCTACACTTAAGTTGGCCATATCAGCGGCATACTTTTTGGAAGCATAATCTTGCTCGTCATACGCTCTGCCGTTACGACTCAAAAAATATAAGTACTCTTGAAACTTTTCTTCACCTCTGTATAAAGGAAAAGGGTTAGAATGTCCTACAGTCCATTCAAGGGATTCTCTTTGTTTGTTTAATTCTATAATTTTTTCAGAATAACTATTGATTGCACTCTGTAATTCGTTTATTTGCCGAGTATAACCAGCTTTTTCTATATATGTTTCAGTAATCTTCTTAGGAATTGATGATGTTCGATAATCACTTAATGCTTTAACCAATTCGGATTTTGCTTTATCGATTTGCTGAGTAAGACTAGAACGACCCTGTAAAGTTTTAGATAAATCTGTAAAGCCTTCTTTCTTTATATCATTAATGGTTTCGTTCAAACTTCTTAGGGTAGCATTTGTCTTAGTATCAATATTATTGAAAATACCTGTAATTGAACCTTCGATTGCGTTTGCGGTAGAAAGGGCGGTTTCATAAAGGTTTTTAATTGCTTTTGTTGAGTTTTCAATAATTGAGTCATCGCCTGTAGTAATTCCGACTAACATTCCGCTTGTTGCATCTGCAAGTTGTTTTTGGAAACTTTCAGTAAATACCGCAATTTTAGTCATTGCGTTTACGATGTATTTCTTTACATCTGTTAAGAAGTTAGAACTTGATGCACCTTCAGCAATTCCATTGAACATTGTTTCACCAATTGTTTTTCCAATGTTTTCAAGGTCAGAATATGCACTGTCTAACTGAATTTTCAAATCTAAGAGAACTTTATTTTTAACGATGTTTTTGCTGACTTTATCAGTTGCGGAGTAAATCTCCCTAAATGCTTTTGCCTGTAAATCAAGGGTGTTATTGAGTTCTTTAAGGCTATCATCAAGACCGTTTACCGCAGTTGTATAAGAACCTAAAGACTGCAAATAAACTTCATAAGTTTCATTTGTAGCCTTCTGAGATAAAGCCGATTGAGCTTCTTTGACTGCATTTACACTCTGAGCGTAAGCAGAAGCAATATCAGAAATTTTTCCCGATGATCCTGCCTGCTGAATTGATTTTACTTCATTTTTAAGGTCTTTTAATGCGTCTACCAGAGTTTGAGTATCCTTAGAAACTTTCTTCATCTGGCTTGCCATTCCCTTCAATGCACCAGCTCCGACTAATGCGGCGGTAGCACCTGCGGCGGCTGCGGCGGCTTGACCAAAGTTATAATGAGAGGCATTTACAACGGCAAGTGCCGCTAATTCTTTTGCAAGGGCTTCAAGTATCTGGGCAATGCTTTCAAGGGCAACGGCCCCCATATTCTGCCAGGCATCCTCGCCCTCAACTAAGCTCTGTCCGATTGTTTCTATTGCCTGTTTTCCCACATCTTTGAAGGTATGAAAAGTATCAACAAAGAAATCAGTCCAGCTACTAGACTCTTCTTCTATTTCAGCATAGATATTAATTACAGCCTGTTCAAAATCATTCCAATCACCTTCAATTACAGAAAAACTTTCTTTTGTAGTATTCTGTAATTCTTCGGTTGCGCCCGTTACACCTTTAAGCGCTTTCTTTAATTCTTCCTCTAACTTAATGATGTCATTTAATCTTGTCTTTTCAATTTTCAGCTCACCGTTAGATTCCTGAATCATTTTAACATAGGCCTGTTTCATCACTTCAAGCATCTTTGCAGATTCTTCTTCCTTAGTGATTTCCTCGCCCATCTGCCGGTGTATTTCTATTTCTTCGCGGGCCTTTGCAATCGTTTCATCATAAGCATCTGTTAAAGCCTTTCTCCTGTTAATTGCTTCTTGACTTGCATTTTCAGTGTCAATTCTTGCCTGTTCTTCTTCGAGTTCCTTTTCCTTTGCAATAATAAGCTGAAAGTCATTCAAGCCTTTTTGCCATTCTTTTTTCTTATCTTCCTGGGCCATTCTTACAGCTTCAACTTCCGTATCAGCCATAAGTTTATATTTAGCTAAATATGAATCATAAGCAATTACAAGCTCCGCATATTCAGCCTTTTCAGCCTTTGTTCTTTCCTTTAATTTTTTTGCAGATAAGTCAGCAAGGCGGGATAATTCGCGATATTCCTTCTGTAATCTGTCATTAATATCTTTCTGAGTTCCCTTCGCGTCTTTTACGTTTCCGGCACTTCCTCCGCTTGTTACAACTGTATCAAGGTTAGTCATTGCCTTTTTAGCGTCATTGGCTTTCTTTAATGCCTCAGTCCATCTGTCGATAATGTCTTTCAAGCCTTTACGCATTGGAGAGAAGGCTGTTTCCCAGCCATAGCCTAACTGCTCTTTTAAGTCCCCTATAGAGTTCTGTAATTGTTTAGAACTGTTAGCGGTAGACTGTGCGATTCCTTCATAAGCCTTGCCCGCAATTTCTACTGCCTTTCCGTTTTCGAGTTCTTCTGTTGTAAGGTTTTTAAGTTGAGGTAATAATTTTCCAAGCTGGCCAATCTGTCCCGCGTAAGAGCCGGATAAACTCTTTACCGCTGATTCAAGGCTCATCATACCGCTTGCAGAAATATCTACAGCGGCCTTCATAATGTTCTGTATTTCGTTCTGATCCCTTCCTGCGGCGGCAAGCTGGGCCATCATAGGCAATAACTGTTCATCGCCTATTTCTGAAATATTCTGCAACTCAGAAGCATAGCTCTTTAATGCTTTTACTGAATCGCCATTAAGATAAGGATTATTCTTTGATGCGACTTCTAATGTCTTTTCTGCCTTAGCCTGAACGACATACAGTTTCGCGCATTCGTTCATCGCCTTCGTAAACTCGTGAATGCCTTTTACGACAAAAGCACCCGCAACGACAGTTTTGAAAGTAGAGAGCGTTTTTCCGAAGTTGCCTATAGATTTACTTGCTTCTTCTACAGATTTCTTAAACCCGCTGTTATCAGCGGTAATTTTCGCATTAATAGAATAATCATCAGCCATTAAAAAAATCCTCTCAAAAGTTTTTCATCTACAGGTTTATCGCGCCCCGCAATTTCCGTTTCTTCCTCTTCATCCGGGTCTTTACCCCATACATAAGAGGCTATATAGATTGCAAGGTTTTTAGCCTTTACTTTCTCTATTTCTTTTTTTTCGTGGATGAGATTCCAAACTATTCTTAATTCAGAATCCCAAAACCACTCTTCCGACTTACCCATTAAAACGCATTCTGTCAAAAGATAAGCCCAGGGGATTTTCCCGTTGCCCCCTTCGGTGTCTACTTTTTTCCGGCTCCGAACATATTAGACATAGAGCTAGACATAGCAGGATTAATCACATCCATAACTGTCTTTACAGATATATTTTCATCATCCATAAACTCTAAAAATGAATCGACATCATCAAAATTCAGGCCTTCTTTATCCTTCAGACAGATTGAAAGCAGCCACGGGATAGTTTGCATCGGCTTTTCTGTAAGGTCTTTTGTCAAATTATCGAAGTTCTGAAGTGAGCCATATTTCTGTTCAACCTTTGCAAGGGCAAGGTTTCCAAACTTTACTTCGCGTTCCTTGCCTCCGATTGTAAGATAAAATTTCTTAGGCATTACCCCTTCGAGTTCGTTCTTTTCTTCTTTTTTCATTTCTTTACTCCTTTGTTAAATAAGAAAATCCCTTATTAGTGTCTACATAAATATACACCAACAAGGGATTTTTCGCAAACTTACGATTAAGACAGGCTGGTGTCTGTCATTGGTGTAACACCCACACCGTAGTTATCTTTCAATCCGCTTGTTACAGTTACAGCGGCAAATGCTTCTGCTTCTGCATCCGGTGCAAATGTAATAGTTGGTGCGGTAGTTGTTCCTCCGAATGCGAGAGTACCTGCTACAGGTGCGCCAAGTGCATCAGTAACGATAATTGTTTCGCCAAGTCTAGCAGAGCTTTCAGCGAATGTGAAAGCATCGCCTGTTCCCTTAGTACCTGTCAAAACAATTTTTCCGCTTGATACGGTAGCGGCAACTGTTACTTCATTGTTATTCTGTGCAACTGTTACTACAGGAGCATTGAACCAGTTAGCGATAACTGAAGAAGAAACATCAGGATCATCGCTTCTTGCGTGAGTACAAATCACACCGTTTGCTACAGTCTGAGCGAACTGAGCCGTAAGATTGATGTGTCCGAATTCGATTGATTCTTTCTTTGTTGTTCCGCCTGTTTCTGGAACTGAGAATTTGCCCTTTGCATAGCAGAAATACTGATAACGGTTGTTTCCGTTTGCATCTGTTCCTGCAATCCATACACGGAACATAACAGCGAAGTATGGACTCTGATCCAGAGGCTTTTCTACTGTAATTCCGTTTGTCTTTGTCTGACCGAGCATCAATGCGAGTGTATCTGCGTCAATGTCAATCATTTCAAGTGTAAGCTCTGTATTTCCGCGGTTGTTTGTAACGAAGAATACACCGTTATCAGCGTAATCTGTAGCCACATCCGAGTTAGGATTTACAGAAGCATTTACACCGCCAGGAAGGGCAATCGGTGTGTCATAAGTGATTCCGTTTTCGTCATCACTAAGCACTTTTGCAATGTAGACTTTATCAAGTCCGATTTTTGGAGCTTCATTAGCCATATTTTTTTCTCCTTTCAAAATATAACGTTATATTTTTAGAGAGAGTAAAACTCCCTACTAAAATCCATTGTTCTATGTTTTACGTTGTCCTGAACGTCTGACATTTCAATGTTATTATTCATAGTCCAGAAGTCATTCCGAAAAATGCTTCTTACTACTTCAGCAATGCTTTCTACTTTCGCATAGCCTTTTATTGTTTTTGAAAAAATGTGAATCCTTACACTTGCCGATGTTCCGTGCGGTATATTATCCGCAAAAGAAACATCTGAAGAATTCATATCTTCAAAAATCACCAGTGGGAAAGTTTTCACTTCCTGCGGATAGGCCGATACAATATTGTTATCGCCTATCAGGGCTTTTAATTCTGAACTTGCGGAAAGAAGGCTCATATAATATTTTTTCAAGTTCATTTCTTAAAAATCTCCTTCCACAAATTAGCCATCCAAGACTGACATTTAATCAGGCTAGTTGATAACCACGGGCGCGGGGCCATCTTACTAGTTCCATATTCAAGCCATTTAGGATATTCAGGATTTTTTATTGTGCTTCCTATATATCCAATAGCTTTTCCATTTTGTACCTCAATAGAATGAGAAATACTTTGTCTTAAAGTTCCTGTATCTACCGCCGGAGGATTTCCCGGCTTTGAAGGATGATGCCCGCGTTTGCCGTAAACAATCTCCGGGTCTGTTATCGTATCCCTCATTATTTCTTTTGCAGTGCCTTCTACTTTGGCACAAGACATTCTGACAAACTTCAAACTGTCGGCTTCTGCTTTCTTCTGCTTGTTTTCAAGAGCTTTCACAAAATCCGCAATCTGTTTGTCAAAACTATCCATCTACTTCTTCCCCGTCAGACTCCGGCTCTGGTGTCGGTGTCGGCTCTTCGGCTTTTTCATTTTCTACAGGAACTAACAAACACTCTCCGTGTCTGCTCCAAGAGTTTACAGGCATAATTGCGTATAAATCTTCGCGCCCCGTAAAATCAGAATCAACCTTTGCGCGGTTTCCAACCTTGATGTTTTCGTGAATACCATTGTAAAGAAACAGTTTTACACCGCCCTTCATTTCGGATATTCCGCAAACCTTGCATTCTTCTTCGGTCATTGTATGCGGCTGAACATCACCCGCGATTGTTTCAACTTCCGACCATTCCGCGATATAATCGCCCTCATCGTCTATCTGAGTGCTTTCTGCTAAGATTGTTATTTTTGCATTATTAAACCTTACCATCTAAGCAATCCCGTAATAGACATATTTTGAAAGAACTTTCTTTGCACTTTCTGAAAGTCCTATATCATTTGCGCTGTCCGCATAAGTATCTGAAATATGGCCTTCTGTATGAGCCTTCAAACCCTTTGCGCCCATAGCTTCAAAATTGTATTTTTCCACTACAGAATTAAGGCAGCAGGTGATAATGTCATAAGGTAAAGAATCCTCTGAACCTTCGACATATCCCGTATCGCCTGGAAGATAATATCCGGCGATATAAGTTACCTTGATATTCCAAACACCCGCAACTACATCGTGTGTAAAACCTCTTGTATAGCAGGCCCCGCTCCATCCGTTACCGCGGTAAAGTCTGCCCCATCGGGCATATTCTGGAAATATCTTATAATCTTCAACACTTACATCATTTGCAGAAACGCTTAAAACGCTCTGTAATGGAAAGTGATTTAGTTGAATAAGCTGCCTGTCATTAGTGCTATGCAGTTCTTCTGTATATTCCGCTCTCTTGAGCGAATAGCCGAGAAATCCCTCAACCAATGCAGATGTCTGCTTAATCATTAAATTAAGTTTTGCATCCTGCGTTGTATCGTCTTGAGCAATTCCGAGCATAGTTTTCAAATCAGATAGACTGCATAGCATAGACATTTCAAGCCACCTTACGAATTAGAAACAGGGTCTGTTCCAAAATCACCGAGAATGGCAACGGCTGTAGTGGCGTCTGATTTCAGATATTTCTTTGCGCCTGCAATCTGAATGTTGTGAACACCAGCGGCAAGACCTGTAACGAAATCTTCATAGCTTCCATCTGCTGTATCGCAAGTCTGAAGTTTTTTATTGCTTCCTGTTGTTACAAGTACGAGAGTTTCAGCTGTTCCCTTTGCGAATGCTGAAGTTCCGTCTCCAACAACTTTAATCTGTTCTAAAAGTTTTGAACGTGTCATTTTATTCACCTCGTAATATTAAGATTTATTAAAGCCCTTTAGCGGGTCTAGGTTACTTTCGTAACGCAAAGCTTGAAGCCGACTTTCAACCCGCTAAGAGCCTTATTTGTTATTTTTCAGCAAATACACCGTGTACAAATGCCTTTGGCTGACGACAAGCAAAATCACATTCTGTGATAAGGCGGATAAGTGTAAGGTCATTCTCGAATGCACTTACTGTCTGTCCGTTGCTTGTGAATGTACCATCGCGGCTAATTTCGATTGTAATATCGTGAGATACACCAAACATCATTTCAGCAAAATCACCAAGCCAGAAATCTGCATATGCTTCTGCACCGCCTGCGGCTGGTGTGTAAGCAACAGTAGAAGAACTATGGAAATCAAATCCACGCAGTTTTCCTGTTCTTGCCATTTCATCAGACCAAGCGAATGGGCCAGAAGCAAATGCCTTGTTACGAATCCAAGATTCACCAATTGGATTGAGCAACCAATGAACATTTTCAAGGCGAACATTAGCCTGCTGAAGAAGTGCAACCAAATCGTTAGGCATTGTCAAACCGAGAGCAGTTGTTGAACTACCAGCAGTTTGAATGTTAGCGTTGTTAGCCAAGCCAAGAGGCATATGCTGTGAACCGGAACCATTGAGCAATGCATTATCAAGTTCAATGCGTGTTTTACGCATAAGGTCTTCTGCGACCCAACCTTCAAGATTTACTCCGCTTTCACGAAGAAGTGTATTTGAAATTGGTGTGAGTGCTTTAAGTTTCTTTGCACGCATATTTACTTCGCCAAATGCAGGCTGCGTATTCTTTCCACTCTGATTCTCACCTACCCAACCTACAGAAGAAGTTGCATCCATACGAGGAATAGAAAGATTTCCGTGGATAAGAGGAACACGACGAATATTCAACTTATCAATAAGAGTTGTTGCTACAAGAGCATCAATGTATTCACCAGAGAATGCAAGTGGAACAGTAAATCCACCTTCGCTTGGTGTTCCAGCATTAAGTGCTTTCTGATCCAGAACACGATGAAGTGCCTTAGAATAAGGGAAGTCTTTCTTTGCCTGCTCTGCGATTTCCTTTGCAGAAACCTGTGCAACATTATGAGCGTCTTTCTTGCCCATAGCAGAAGCGGCTGCCGCAATCATCTGATTTACGATTGTAACAGGTGTTTCTTTTACAATCGACTTTTCACCACCAGCAACAGCTTCCTTGAATGCTTCAAGATAAGCAACGTTTTCAGCCTTCTCAGCGTCTGCCTTTGCTGTTACTTCTGCAACTGCCTTTTTAACAGCCTCGTCAATCTGAGCCTGTGGTACTGCACCCAATTCATTCTTGATTGCTTCCTTAGCGGCTGCAATCTGTTTCTGTGAACGCTCATCAATAAGGCGTTCCAAGTCTTTCATTTCCATATCTTTTCTCCTTAAAGAAATGTTTTTTAATATGCTGTTCTTCAGCGAAAAGCACGGAAACGAAAATGCTTTTATTTGCTATGTATAATAATAGCCGTAATTCTTTTACGGCCCTTATAACCTATTTTGTTACAAACTGATTGCAGATTTCGATTGTTGCGGTAGATGCAATTCCAATAGATGCATTGATTGCAACGGCATAACAAGGATTAATGAAAGTAACTACAGCGATTGTAGAAACTCCGCCAACAATTCCTGTAATCAAATTAAAAGTCTTTTTACTCATTCTATACTCCTTAATAATTCGCTATGGCGAGTTATTTAATAATTAGTAATATATAACGAAAAAATTTTACTGTCAAATTTTGTAGACACCTAAAAGAGAAACAAATATTTTTTGCGAAAAATCAGGAATTATGATATAAATAAATAAGAGAAGTTCTTTTTAAGAACATTCTTTGCTCTGGGCGGGCTGTCGTTGGCAGTTCCGCCCTCTTCTTTTATCCACGTAAAATATGACTTTTTACTCATATTTTTATCTAATAGTTACTCATAATTTTTAATTCGATTTTTAATTCGTCTAATTCAAGTTTTCGAGTTAGATTTTATTTTAATTCGATATACTGAGTTAAAAAAAGGCGGGATTTTTACCCGCCAGCTTTTACAAGATGTTTAATAACTTTTTCGTGCAATATTCAGAAACGCTCATCTGATAAAACTTTGCATCAGCTTTTATTTTTTCTTTTTCCGATTCAGTACAAACTATTGATAGTGTACTTCTTCGGGCTTCGTTGCCTTTCCGGGGCCTTCCGCCGCCGTGATAACCATAGCCGGAATATTTTTTTCCTTCTGCCATTCTATACTCCTTGCCCCCCGAAGGGGCTTTTTAATTTATGCTACAAGTTCCTGGAAGTTAGTTGCTAATGCTCTTGCTACTGTATAAACCATCTGAATCTTTACGCAAGGTGTGATTTTAATTTTTCCAAAACGTTCACCATTCTCAAACTCTGCGATGTCATACAGATCTCTTTTTTCATCATAGCAAAGTACAAACTTAATTTTTTCATTCTGAAAGATTGTTGTTCCGTTTTCTGTTGATTCTACAATCTTTTTTGCTTCTTCAACCCTTTCTTCTGTTGCGTTATGAATAACATCCCAATCCCACTGAACACTGATATAAGTGTTGCCGCCTGATAAGATTTCTCCGCTATACTTATCATAATCAATTTTTTCGTACTTTTCGCAAATCTTACGAATTTCTTCAATGTTGCAAGTAATGTCTTTTACAGTAATATCTGTTGCGTCTGAATATCCACAAAAACGGCTTCTTACTGAAACCTGTTTTGTGCCATAACCTGCTTTTTTAAGCTCTGCTCTGATTGCCTGTCCTCTTTCTTTATTTGTCATTCTTTGCTCCTTACAGGTTGCCTTTCCGCCCCTGTGATTATTATATTAATACATAATATTTGTTTTGTCAATAGCAAAAACAAAAAAAAATTAAATATTTTTGTTAAAATAAAAACCCCGCCATTACTAGCGGGGAAAATCTAATTTTATTTTGGAGATGAGTTTATAAACTGGCGATATCTACTTCATCGACAATTTCAGATAAATCAAATGACTTTTTGCTGTCATCATTTCCAGGATTCTCTTCCGGCTCCGGCTCTTCGCCTGTCAGTTCATCTTCTGCATCGTCAAGCTCTTCAAGAAGTTCATTCATTGTCTTTACAATGCCTTTGAGAGTTCCGCGACACTTTTCAATTTCATCACCGCAAGCCTTGATTTTACCTAAGATTTCTTTTGTAGCAGCGCTGATTCTTTTTCCGCTTTTTTCTTCTGTGATAAATCCTTTTGCAAATTCATCACCGAAAGATTTAACGGCTTCGGCTATAGCGTCTTGATTGGCAGGAACGGCAACGGCTGAGAATTCAAGAAGTTCCCATTTTGTGATGTCATAACCATCTTTTCGCTCTGTCCATTCAAGAGGGATAAAGCCTACAGATACAGCATTAAGCATACCCGTTTTATAACAACGATAGCAGAAATCAACTAATTTTGCTTTTTCGCTTGCGTTTTTTGGATCGCTTGAAAGCTCTTCAATAGTCGGGAAGTAAACAATAGCTTTTACTGATTTTCCCTCTACCCAATATTTAATTGTCTTACCGAGTGGAAAATCCCGGCTGTTATGAAATCCCAAAAAAACAGGATTTTTCATATAGTTTGAAAAGTCTATACCGCCCGCTCTAAGAATATCGCCATCACGATCTTCAACTTCTTTTGAAATTGTAAACTGTACCTGTCTTTCTCCCAGGTCTACAGCTTCAACGGATATTTCTTTTTTTGCAATCTGTCCTTTTTCAAGTTTCATTTTAATCACCTCCATTTGTTGCTTCTGGAATATTTGTCAGAGTAACCTTCACTTTTGCCATTCCATCTTTGCCTTCTGTAGGCTCAATCTCTACAGGGCCGGTATAAGTTGATACGTCAATAGTTACACCCTTTTCATCTTCAATGATTTTTTCTTCTGGTAATGTTCCAGCCTTGAAAATAACCGACTTAATATCAGCATCACAATCGCCAAGAACACAAGTTCCCATTGTTGCGCCTGTTACCTTGATGAATTTCTTAGCTCCGTCAAGGTCTACAACAAAACCTTTGTACTGTTCCGCGCTGGCGTCATCGGCTGAAATAAGAGTTTTGAAATCTGAATAAACACCGGCAGCAGTATCGCAAGTCTGCAATTTGACCGCTGTATCATCCGTTCCACCTATAACTACAATAGCGCAAGTCCACGCCCCTCTTCTGTCGATTGCCTGAGTAATATCACCCGCAACCGCTACTTTATCAAGCATTGTTTTCATTTTCTTTTACCTCGCTCTATAATTTTCTGCGGATGATTTTCACCGCGATTTTAAGCCTTTGAAAAAATGACAAGGAATTGAAATAGTCAAACACTTCGCTTGCAATTTCCTTTTCCTTGCTGTTTAGTTCTTTTCGAATTTTTTTAATTGTCTTTCCGTTCATTCTTTGCTCCTTATCCCACTATCGGGGCCGTTGTGCATCTACAGTTACAAGTTTCACTAGCAGGTGCGCTTGCATCTCCCGGATAATCCATCCAAGCTCCCTCGCTCTGAGATGTAGCAGGCACTTCAAACTTTTCGGTAATTGGAACTACTACACCATCCATAAGAAGATGTGAATCTCTTGTACGATCATCCAATGTAGAAACCCACTCCTTAGATTCTACCCCTTCGGCCTTGTAAAGTTCGTTGCTTCCTGCATTCATAGTAGTACACGATTCTGTTCTTGCGATAAGCTCTGCCCGCCATTTTTTGTCATCGTCAAACATAAAATCAGCGGCTTTAATAAGTTTCTTTTTTCTCTCTTCAAGGCCATCACCTTCTCTGATTGCTTCAGATAAAACCTTTCGCAATTTCTTTTTAGTGGTGTTGTTTATATCCTTACAGAGTTCAAGGCCGTAAGAATCAATCCAGGCATTGAAAAACCTTCTAGTTTCTTCTGAAAGCTCTTTTACTGATTTTTTATTGAGTAAAGACTGTGCGTGTTCTGCTCCAACTGTAAGTCCGTTAATAAATGCACCGGCTAAAGAATGCTTTAAGGCTTCATCCATTCCCTTGTCATAAAGAACTTCGATTGCCGTTCCTACATCCTTATTATTTTCTACCGCTTCGGAAATTGTCTTATCAACTAGCTCATTCTGTTTAGTCCAGACTTTACCGAATGACTTAATAAAAGGAGCTTCAATGCTTCTTGCCCTGGCGTCAAAAGCTTTCCAGATAGCGGCTCTTCTTTTTTTATCATCTTCAGATTTAAGCATTTTATGACGCTTAGAGTAGTCTTTTAGAATTTCATCAAACTCTTTTTGTGAAAGCTCTTTTTCACCTTCCGAATTATTAGAAGCTGAATTATCCGTATTCTCATTATAATCTTCATCATTATTTACCTCCGGCAATGTAACTTCCTGACTAGACTCATCTTCTGGAAGTTCTACATTTTCGTGATTCTGTCTTTCTTCGACTGTAGAGAAAGACATTAAATAAACATCCCCGTTTACCTTATCAGGCTCATATCCCATAGCAATGCGCCATTCGTTTCTTGTAAGTGTACCGCGGGAAAGTCCCTCATCTGCGATTCTTAATTTTTGTTCAATATCTTCTTCGATTGTGTTTTCGTGATGTAAAACAAATCTATGTTCTTTATCAAAATCTTCCCAGAGAAGTTGAGAATTGATAACGCGTTCAAACATTCTGAGGTAGTCTGATAGAACGTTTTTATTCAAAAGATAGAACGCTGAATCGATTGTGCTTCTGTTGGAATTTTCAAGAATACCCATAATCTCAGGCGGGATGTGAAATTGCTGTAAAGCTGAATCGCGCAAGAATTTTCTTGATTCTACAAAATCCATTTCACGCGGAGTTACACCAATAGATTCAAACTTGCTTCCCTCGCCCGTCAAAACCATAGGCTCTTTTGCGTGTCTGAATCCGGCCATCTTCTGAACCCAAGATTGTTTTATCTGGTCTGCTGTTTCTTTGTTACCTTGCGGGGCATAAATAATAGCGGATGGTGTGGCGTCATTAAAGAACAGATTTTTAGCGTATTTACTGGCATATTCATCACTCTGAACTTCATCCCCGATTGTTTCCGAAGTTCCCCGGCCTCTTCCGTAAGGGTCGTTTAAGTCTATATCCTTGAAACAAATTACATCTTCAACCGGCACTACAATAGAGTTTCCGCCCGCTGTTCCAAAAGGATAGATTTCCCAATATTTTCTGTTTACTGTAGGAGTAGTTACAACCCAGGAAGGTGAAACAGGCTGCAAGCCGATAACCTTTCCTTTATCGCGGACTTTCAAAAGGTATGCTTCACCTACTAAAGTGTAGCAGGCAAAAACAAAATAACGGATAGTCCAGCTTGTAAGCTCTCTGTCAGCAGGGCAAGGATTTTCCAAGAGTTCATAAATATCGTGATTTTCAATTACTTCAGCTTTGTTTTTATTCTTTCTGTAATCGCCTTTGTCGTACAAAAATAAATCTACAGAGGCGCATTTAGTAGCAATTATCCTGCACCCGTCAAGACGAGGATTGGAATGGTATAAGGCTAAAAGGTCTTTGCTTGCAAGGCTTGGGGCCTGCGACCACATTTTTCTTATAACGTTTCTGATTCTTTCAGTGATATTCATAGGGTTCTTCCCGATTAATTTAATGTCTACAAAAATATACACCTAAAAGGGCAAGTTGTCAAAAATCACAAATCATAAATAAACTTTAATTGTTTCCGTTGAAGTGCTTATACAGGGCCGCCGCAAGATTTCCCTGAACTGTTCCTAGCATAAAAATCAAATAAGATTTTCTTTTCACTTTTTCGCTACTCCTTTAATTTATCTAAGTCGGCCATATCGAATAACATAGGGCCAGATATATCCTCTTGATATTTTCCCAGAATAAAATCACAAATCCAATTTCTAGCATAATCACTTGCAATCATAGAACGCTCTTCCGAACAAATACCCGCCTTAATTCCCTGTTTAGCTTTCATTATTGTTTTCTGTTCTTTATCATTCTGATAACTATTTCCGTGTGTCGGCTCACAATTCCAAAACCAATATGCAGTCGGCTTCTTGTAATAATCGCCCCTTTCCATTCTGTTCATATCAACTACATCTGGAACTTTTAAGAAGTTTGCTTTTAAATATGTTTGTTCACTCCACGGATTTTCAAAAACCATTCTGATATTTTCTGCAATACAAATATAAACAAATTTAATAAGCCTTTCAAAAAATATTTTTCGGTTTTCTACCCTTTCCAGAATCTTTTGTATTTTTTCGCAATCATTCAAACATCTGTAATTAACCGAAGTCATAAACATAGCCATTTGACTTGTTGCACAAAAATAAATGCAAGGATAAAAAGCCACGATTAAATCGTCTTTTGTTATATCTGTAAAAATTGTTCTCTCTCTCTCTGCAAGATTGCATATTCTTTGCAAGATTGCATATTCTTTGTCAATTTCAGAAAACAAATCTATTACATTATCTGTCTGCCCGAAGTTATTTTGAATGTCGTAATCTTCCGCAGGAATACCAAGTTTTATAAACTCATTTTTAAAGGTGCCGGATTGCTCAAAGAAACAATAAACTTTCCCTTTAATCTCCATTTCTTCCCCCGTTTATTTCTTTCATTTTCAACATCTCAGCTTTTAATCTGTCGATTATTCCTTCGTCTTTCTGATAATAAGTCCATAGCCAGTGAATTACTTTATGCGTTAGATTATTTACGCATAAAAACCATTCAGGCCTTAAATTCTGATATTCTTTTTCATTTAAGTTTTGATGATGTAATTGCCAGGAGCGATAAAGCTTCTTGCCTGTAATAGCATCCACCTTACCCGCTTCGGTTTTCATCTTCTGCTTGAATTCTTTCCAGCGTTTAGTCTGCCTGAAATTCCTTTTACTTTTTTGTGAATCATTCATTTACAAAATCCCCGCAAGCCTCATCATCTTTATTGCAATTATAAAAAAGGTCACGTATTGCACAAAATCCGCTTTCCTTTCCCTTAGCTGAATGAAAGTCAGTTACATTTCCATTTTCATCCTCATCAGTTATGTAATAAGCGCAATCGTTACAAGTTGCCATTTTCCACCCTTCCGCAAAAGAAAAAGCCTTTTATTATAAGGGCTAAGATTACGAATCTTATAGCGGCGGCCAAGATGTCAAGCCACCGCAAACCCCTATAATAAAAGGCTCTTAATTTTACATCTTTTTTTTCCTCAGTTCGTTACGCTGATAAACCTATTATAACTCGCTATGGCGAATTATTCAATATTTCACTATAGCGAATTAAAATAAATTGTTTTCAAACTCTTTTTCTGTCATCGGTTTTCCTTCTTCAAAATCCCTGCATTCTGTTTCTTCAGAATCTTTATCCCAGTCTTTCTCTAAACAAAAACCGCCTTTTTCTTTTTTCACATAGTGATAGCAATGTAAGCATTTTATATCCATCTGTTCACCCTTCCAAAATAATCAGCCTCTTTCTCAAAAGGCTTTGAATAATACCACTCATATCTTTTATTTAAATCCCATTTTTTATGAGCGATTTTATCCCAGATATTACAGGCTAAAGAAGGAAGTCCAATTAAGATTAAATAAAACCATCCGTATTTTTTACTCTGCTTCTGGTGTCCCCTTTCGTGCCTATTCTGCTTAATTGTAGGTTCGTGTCCGAATACCACAAAACGGCCTAGAGAAATACCCCATAGGCCCCGGAAACGCCTTGCAATGTAAAAGTCGCTCCATTCACCATCCGCAAGAAAAGAGGCTCTGTTAGCATTGGTAATTAAAACTAAAAGAAGTCCAATTATATTTTGAGGTAGCTCTAGCATTTTACCACCTGTGATTTAAGGCTTTAACTTCAAGTGTAGGTATTCCCAAAATCTCACATAGCTTACTTTCAAGCCTTGCGCCTTTAGATTTTTCCCAGCCTTTAATTTTGTAAATAAAATCACAATCAAGCATTAAAGCAATATCGCGCTTCATATAGTCTTTCCAGGTAAACCCCGGTATTAAATGCTTTGCCGGATTTACTACATCATAACCGCAGTATTTAAGTTCTTTTTCAGCTTCGGAAAATTCCTCTATGTAGTTTTCATTTCCTGTTATCTTTCCGCTTATATATACTTTCATTTCTCTATCGGCTTCCTTCCTCTAGGTTTAGGCTCATCTTTTGTAACAGCGTTTCTAACGATTGCAGGCGCGTCTTTTACGCAAGGCACAAAAGCGATCCCGCAATAATCGTTATAAAAAAGATAACCTCCGGGAACTTTTGTTATTTTGAACTGAGTTACTGAATCGTAAAGAACATCACCGATGGCCATTTCATTCAAACAATCTTCTAAGTTTTCATTTGCGTTTCTTGTTTCCTTTTTCATTTTATCCCACCTCTCTAATATAGCATTGGCATTACATCGTGTCTTTCGTAATAACACAATAATAAACCATCTGCCAAGTCAGGCGATTTACCGCCGTGTCTTTTTTTATAATCATCCTTACTTTCAACAACCTTCTGGCCTTTGTTGTTAAATTTATATCTTCGGTCTGAAAGTTCTGTCATTAAATCAGGAATATCCATAAGGCCGCAATCTGAAAGCGGGAAAGTAAACCACATCTCACTTGCCGCGCTGTCATATTTATCTGTATCGACTGCCTTTTCCCCGAAGTTCACTTCTGTAATATTTCTATATCCTCTTTCCCGTAAAATGTCGATAAGGCCACCACCTACACCGCCGCCATCAATACAGGCGTGAACGTTTTTATCTCTTCCGCAAAAGATTTCAAAATAATCGGCTTCTTCTGTCATACTAGTTTTTTTATAAACTTTATATTCAAGAAGTTGCAGGCCTTTTCTCTTAAACATTGTTGTGCGGTCGTTTCCATATCTCGCGCAATCGACACCAATTGAAATTGCCCCTTCGCTGTCTGCCTTTCTGTTCATTGCTTCCCGAATAGAAACACGGTTCATAATACAGTTATCACCCTGCTTTCTGAATTTTCCGCCCCATACGTGTTCGGCATTATCAGCATCTTCAGCATAATCAGCTTCCATTTCTGCCCGGCTTCGTTCTGTAAACCACGGATTATCCTGCCAGTTCATTTCAACACAAATTGCACCTTTTCGGCCTTTTAATTTCTCTATCGGGTCATCTGGACTATCAGGATTCCAGCAGGCCCATATCTCCGCATTATTGGCTCGAATTGTCGGTAAAAGAAGTTCTAGCGATTCTTTAGAAATGGACTGAGCTTCTTCAAGCCAACACAAATTATACCCCTCTAGCGACTTAATAGAGCGTGCCGCGCGTAAATCTCGAAGGCCCCGGAAAATAATATGACTTCCGTTTATATTATCTAACGATTCTTTTTTAATGTCCCATCCGGGAAGGTCTAGCCTTTGTACTGTATCAACTAAAAGGCGATAAGATGATTCATCAATGGACTTTTGGATTTCTCGACAACATACTAAGCGATTTTCGCTTTCTGTAAGTTTCTGCATTAAAAGGCTTGCTACACCCCAGGATTTAGAGCTACCGCGCCCGCCATAAGTAAGTTTATAAGGTGCTGGATTTCTGAAAACTTCAAGTTTCGGGGCAACCTGTTCACGATAAAGCTGGATATACTTCTTCTGTTTTGCCGCACTTAATTTGACAAATTTTTCTTTTGAGATTTTTGGAATTAAAGGCTCTGCAATCGTATATCCGTATGTTTCCATATTTTAATTTTATAACATTTTAGAGAATATAGCCATCTATAACTTAGAAAGTCGAAAATAAATATCCACCCTTTTCTAATTGCCAATTCCTATATTTTTCTTCCTGATGTTTAGGAATAAAAATCTTTTCTATTGCTTTTAAGTCTGCTCCACTATTAAGCATTACAGGCTTTTCGATTTCATCAATGCATACAAATCTATCTTCTGGCATTGAATATTCACATATTAAACAAAACTCTTTTTGACTTTCTGCCCATTGATAAAAACGTTCATAGTCAAAAGTCTTTATATTCTTTTCGCCATAACAGTCAGTATTATCATAAGGAATATCACAAAATATAACGCTATTATCTTTAATTTCGATGGCCGCATAATCACTTTGTAGACTTTGTAGACTTTGTAGACTTTGTAGACTTTGTAGACTTTGTAGACTTTGTAGACTTTGTAGACTTTGTAGTCTTTGTAGACTTTGTAGACGGTTTAATGCTTCTAACTGCTGCTGCCTTACAAGTCCGCTATTCTGTTTTTTTTCTGTTATAGCTTCTATTACTTTTTTGGAATATAAATATTTCTCTTTTATTTCTTTAATTTCCTTTATCGGCTCTAAGTCTATTTTTAGTTTTTCAGCATAACTAAAATCATTTTCAAATATAGCAAAGTGCCAGGCTTTCTTATATGGCTCTATCTCTTTGCTATAAAGGTAATCTCTGCCATTGTTTCCAAAGGACCAGCAATATTTGATATAAGGCTCTTTGTCTTTTAGCTCAAAAAATTCTTTTCTGCTTATCCATCTTTTTTCATTTAAAAACTTGCCTTGTATAGCATCTAAGAACAGTCTTATCCCGTCAGCGTCAATATCACTTACTATATAATTTTTATATTCCTGCTGCATTAAAGCAACTTGAAGAATTGCACAACCACCAGCAAATAAATCATAAAAGTTTTCTGTTTTCGGGAAGTGTGAATAGACCCATTGTGCTATTCCGTTTTTACTTCCCTTATAAGGTACTCCATATCTTTTTGTCATTTCATCAACTCTTCAAAGGCTTTCAATCTTTCTTCTGCACTTTCTAACTTTGTAGTTACATTTCCAGATAACTGTATTTTACTTCCTTCTGTGCTTTCCCGTATCTCTTTGAGCATAGATACAGAAGAACTGTCTTTTCTGTTTATAATCGCTTTGATTGCTTCATTACAGAACTCTGCTCCGGTCATTTTTGTTTTTTTATCGCCAAGTTTTACATCATATTCCCTTTCAAGGAACTCTGCGTAAATCTGCGACATAAGTTTTTTCTTTGCGTTATTTTCTTTTCGTTTTTCTGCGGATTTTAATTGTCTTTCCCTTGCGTTTTCTGAATTACAAGGGTTTAAGTTCTGCGGATTAGGTTTTCCCATTGCTTTCTCCTTGTTATCTCCTTGCTAAACTGTCTTAAACCAATCAGCCTGTCTTTCAATATCTGAAAAGTAAAGGCTTTTTGATTTATGGGGTTTATAATTCGGATTACATATTTTTTCAACTTTTGCTCTTGAATAACCTAGTTTATCTGCTATTTGCTGATAGGTCATTTTTCCTTTCAAAGCAATTATTTCTTCGTAATCTTTTCCCCATTGTTCATCACCATAAGACCCTTTGTACCGCCTTTTGAAATCGGTATTTTATGCTCTATCTGCTTATCAACAGTAAACGGTTTTACTTCCTTACCGCAATAATAACATTTATTTGTTGAATAATACAACGTTTTTAATTCTTCAAAAGTTATACCGCCTTTCAGTCTATTCATCATTCGGCTATATAATGCTTTCAAATATCCTTCTTCGGTATGTCGCATTTCGTTTGTATATTTTTTATGCTTTTCTTTGTTTTCGGGTTTTTGATAGTGATTACTTATATTGATTTTGTCCATAACGTCTTTACAGTTATCAGAACAAAAAAATCTATAATGATTTGTTACTTTGAATTCTTTTCCGCAGGTTCTGCAAGTTCTGTATTTTATTCTTGTGTTTTTTATATGCTCATATTGGCATTCATAACTACAAAACTTTTTTAATCTGTTTCCCGCACCTATAATCTCTTTACCGCAGATTATACAAAATAATCTTTCACTTGGCTTGTACTTCATTTTTCAAATCTCCTATAATTTGAATCCTAAAAAAAATAAAAGTCGTGGCAGGCAATTAGGATTTTGCTTTTCGGGTGCTACCCTATCCACGACTATATTTTAACATTGCTTTCTTTTTTTCCGCCCTTATTTTTAGTATATTTTACACCTAAAACCTCATAAATACAAGATAATTCGCTATAGTGAGTTATCGAAGTTCTTCAGAAGTACAAACAGTTTATTGTTTATTTCTCGTTGTTCCTTTTCTGTAAGTGAAAACCGGATGTAAGAATCGTTACCTTCAAGAAAGCACTCGATTTCACTTCCAGGGCATTTTTCTTTCAGATACTCACAAACCTTATAAACAGCGTATTCTCTCCAATAGTTGAAAGTTACACCGTCTATAATTACATCTTCATGTCTTTGTAATTTCAGCCATTCCCTAGAGCCTTTAGAGTTCTTTTTATAGGCTTTCTGGGATAACTGAATGACTTCTTCTAACATTTCATCGGTGGTCATTGTTTCTCCCACGTAAAATATGACTATTCACTTTCCTTTTTTTAAAATTATACGCTCTTTTTTGAGCCACTTAATTAACTTTGCTTCACCCATAACATTAAGTAAAATGTATTCATAAACACAAACATCATAGGAATCATTCATATCTAAGTGCTTTGCTGAACCTTCTGTTTTTACATACATTTCTATTCACTCTCCTTTAGTTCTGGAAGTACAATTTCTTTCCAAGCGATGGGTTCTTCCCATTTTCTTAATTTGATATTGTCTGCATTTGGACTATATTCAACCCAATTAAAGCCTTCACCTTTGTAAATAACAAGAGTGCCTTTTTCTGAAAGAACCTGTACACCAACTTTCGGTAAATCTCCGTCTTTCACATAATGCCATTCATTAGCCTTGTTATAGCCGAACTCTGCACCTGCAATATAGGTAGGCACCTCTTTACAAGAGCAATTCTTTTCATTAGGTTCATTCATCCCATTTGTATTTCTCCAAGTCCATAAGCATTGTTCAATTCGTAATTTACAACCTTTGCAATATTTTTCTTCTGCTTCTTTCTCAAGTTCTTCTTTAGTCATTTTCTTTTATCTCCTTTTTTCAAAGTCCATTTATTCTTAGTAAAATAATTACATTGGTGACATTCGTCTTTATTATTTTGGTATTCACAGAAATCGCAGTCTAAATATTTCTTCATTTTTTCAATCTGTGCTTTAAGTTCGGCAATCTTCACACATTCCCCTTCTTCATATGTGCAGATAATTTTTTCAAAATCTCCGCAACGTTGTTTTAAGCCGTATTCACAGTTCTTACAGTTCATTCTTCACCCTTACTTAATTCTGCTTCTGCGTCAATTCCTGTAATTTCCTTAAACACTTCGTTATCCCAATTTGGAAGGTCAAACAGTTTTTTACGTTCATCAACGCTTGCCTTATTCCATGCAAGTTTCCAGGCTTCCTTGTATTCAAGTGTTTTCAGGAACCCACCACAAATTTCAATCTCTGTTTTGTGTTCTTCTTTTTCTTTTTCCGTTGCGGTGTCGTGTGATACCCATACAGTCAAATTAAAGTAGCACCAAGAAGGAATTTTTATATCAACTCTTTTCAAGGAGGTGTCTTTGTTGAACATTCTGACATTCGGTTCATTAGAATTGAAAAAACCACTGTTACAATCGCCACTGTTCCAATTGCCACTGTTACAATCGCCACTGTTCCAATCGCCACTGTTCCGATTGCCACTGTTACAATTGCCACTGTTATAATTGCCACTGTTCCGATTGCCACTGTTCCAATCGCCACTGTTCCGATCGCCACTATTACAAACGCCACTGTTACAATCGCCACTGTTCCGACCGCCACTGTTACAATTGCCACTGTTATAATTGCCACTGTTCCAATTGCCACTGTTCCGATCGCCACTATTACAAACGCCACTGTTCCAATCGCCACTGTTACAATTGCCACTGTTGATAAGTTCCTGCTTTTCTTCACCTTCAATTTCCCGGAGGATTGTAAGTGAGTTAGTTCCGTACTTATCACCTTCTCTTACAAAGTCACCTGCAATCACTTCAAATAGTCTGCTTTCAGAAAGCTTGTAATTACTTTCTTTTTCAATCGCAAAAAGCTCTCTGCAAAAGTGAAAAACCTTGTCGGTACAACATTTAAGTTCTTCTTTCGGTGTGTCTTTGGTATAAGTTTTACCAACCTCAAACTTAAAACCTCTGCAACATCCATTCATATCTGTAGCTTTATATCCAGTCACTTTAAGCCCCCTTTCTTTTATTTCTTTGCTGTTCTTGAATTGTTATCCATCTACAATTAGTAGGTTCGTAATTTCCACATGGGTCTATTCTATCTATTGTTAGGTTTTCGGAATAACCATTATTTTCAGCCCATTCTCTAAAGGCAGAAAAATCAGAAAGCCATTCTTTGCAGATTTTTACACCTTTTGCTCCATACCACTTATAATCTTTACAAGTTATATTTAAGCATCTAGTTTTTATATGACACCAAATATCATATAATCTAGTACCTTTCCCATTGTGTTTAGTAATTGATTTATAAAGAGTTTCTCTAAACAAACAACCACAACTCTTAGTATCTCCAAGTTGTAATTCGTGTGTTTTCACAACAACCTCTTTACCACAATCACATTTGCATATCCAAGCAGTCCATCTTCCGATATTAGAGAATTCTTTAATTACAACTAATCTTCCAAACCTTTTTCCAATAAGATTAAGTTTTCTCATTCAAACCTCCTTTTTGCTTTATATCCAATCATTTTTCTTTTCTCCTAATCAATTTCAATTTCTTGTTGATGTAATATTTTGAATTTCTTCCCGGATGTTCTTCATTCCAGGCTTTAATCCGCTCTATCATTTCTTCCCTATGCTTCAAATAATAATTCTTGAAGTATGCTTTTTTTATCCCACATTCTTACCTCCTATTTGTCATTCATTGAAACCCAGAAACCCCAAACCGCCCCGAAAATAAAGCAGATTCCGCCTACAATTAAATAACTCATTCCTTACCTCCGTCAAAATATCCTTTCATCGCCTGAGTTTTAATCAGGGCCGATATTATTCTATCCTGCGCCTTGTTTTCTTCCCGCAAGGCCTCGATTTCATTCTGCACAATATCAAACCTTCTTGTTTCTACTTCCCTCATTTTCATTTCCCCGCATATAAGCATTGTAAGCGCAAGAAGTAAGGTAAAGATGACTACCACTAAACCGCCTGTTACTCTATTCATTTAATTTCACCTTTACATATCCGTTTTTCATTGCATCAGAATCCAGCCGGATTTCCACTTCTTCAGGAAATAAAATCCCCGTTCCCTCAGTCCAGAAGCTTACTTCCGTTTCTGCCCATCCTTCGTGTGCAAGTTCCTGAAGTCTTGCTACAAGTTCCCCTAGTTTCATTTTTCCACCTCTTTATAACAGTTAGGAATTACATCTGGAAAATATGAAGTCTTAAATAGCCGAACATCCGTTACAAGCGGATGAAGTTTTTTAAGTTCCTCAATATCCTGCGTTTCCTTTTCTTTTCGTATTTCTTTAAATTCCGTAAACTTATTTTTTTTCAGAAGGTCGTATTTCTGAAGCTGTTCTAGCGTAAACAGATATTCTTTCTGCTGTCCTATTTTGTGCATCTTGAATTGCGACATATCAGGCTTCTGTTTCCAGAGCCTAGATGCAACTCCGCTTCTTGTCATTCCTGTAAGTTTAGCGACATCTTCTAAAGTGTAATAACCTTCAAACATTTTAATACCTTCCTAATTTTTCTGTATCTAATGGCCGCGCAAAAGTAATTTTTATACCTTGACCTTCCTCTGCAAGTTTTTCATTTTTCTTTTTGAGATATACGCAACAAGATGCACATTTACAGCTTGATAAATCCCTGCATTTCCAATTTTCATTACCGAAGTTTTTACAGTAACTTAAATCCCTAAACTCGCAAGAATAACAGCTTTTTTCACCTTCAATAAAATATTCCTTGTTATATCTGATAACTTTAGCAGGCGGCGGGCAATCTGATTTTTTTACCGCGATTGTCCGGCACTCTAACCCCTTAAGGTAACATCCCGGACATATTGGAAGTGTATAGGCATACTCTGTCCCGCACTCCATACAAACCGACCAGAAATAAGATTTAGGCTTTTTACCCGTTACCTTTTCCAAAACCTTTTTTAATTCTGAAATATCAGGCTTTAGATTTTTGTTTTTATGTTCCTGATTTAATTCATTAAAAAACTTGCTTTTTATATCTTCATCAAGTTTTTCAAGATTATCAGCAACCCAAAGCCTTTGTTCTTCTCCTAGATCCCCAAAAAATCCTTCTAATTCGTTTATAAACATTCTTTGCTCCTTTTATTCGTCTTTAGAAAATATCATTGTATTTTTTTCTCTTCGTTCATCCGGGGCCTTAATCATTACCACTGTTGTATTTTCGTGAAAACGGGATAAAACGTCTTCATCAAAATAATTTTCAAAACACTTTGAGCATCCGCCTTTTTTACATTCTTTCTTAAAATGCAAGTTCCCGATAATTACAGTCGGCAAATCTCTGGAATGTCTTTTATCAAGAATGAAAGAAAACCAATTCTGCACCGCTTCACTATTTGCAATGCGCCCTACTTCATCAATCGCAAGAAAAGGAAGATCAATCAATCCTTTTACAATTTCAAGCTCACTTTTTTCTGCCTTGACTGTATAAGATTGTCTAATCATTGTTGCAATTTCATAAACTGTATAAATCGCGCCCCGTAAATCTCTAGCCGCTATACTTGCAAGCATTGTCTTTCCAGCTCCATTACTTCCCAGCAAAATTACCTTTCCTTTATGAGTTTCAATCATTTTTTGAATAGCGTTTTTTGCTGTTTCCTGGGCTTTTGTTTTCGGGATAAAGTCTTTTAATTCAGCATAATAAAATTCAGGTGAAATATTACCTTTTATGCTCCATTCTTTTTTATATTTCCTTTCAGCTTCTTCAATCATTTTTTGATTTCTAATTCTTTCTTCTTCTTGCCGCCTTTTATCAAACTCTTCAGCACACTTAGGGCAAGGAAAAGCTATACCATTTTCAGAAACCTTACATTCATATTCCCCGTGTTTTTCGCAGACTCTTTTTTCAATCGTGAACTTCTGAGGCTCGGATTTAAAATCATCTAGAATTTTAAATCTAATCTGTGCAGGGATTTCTTGCTCTTCCATTTTTTTATCCTCCTAAAAAAAACTTGGCATATCTAATTTTACATTTTTATCTTGAACGGAATTTTGCTGAGGCTTTGCATTTAATAATTTATTTATTTCTTTTTCTGAAAAAATAATCATTATTGAATAGCCTGTTGAAATTATCCATTCATCGTTCATAGCGTTATTAAGCACTTTTATTAAGTTATCTTTTGAAAGCTTTCTTAGCATTCTTTTAATTGTATTTCCCGCAACATCACCAAAAACAGGCTTTTCTTGTAATAATAGGTTTTGTTCATATAATTTTTTAAAATTATTAAAATAAGTTTTTACAACTTCTGTATATTCTGACATACTTGTATTATTAATATTTATATTATTATTACTTGTATTATTATCCTTAAAGTTTTCTTTATACCCTTTTAAAGTTTTATTTATACCCTGATAAAGTTTTTTTGATTTGCCCTTTTCAAGTTTTTTTGATTTGGTCGTTATTCTAATGCGCCTTTCTTTTACTTCAGTTCCATTGTGCAAATACTCGCAATCGATATAACCACGTTTTGAAAGATTAGCGATCCATCCAGAAACAGCCTGCGGCGTTACATCATAAAGCTCTGCAAAATAACTATTGCTTGAAAAACAATATCCTAATTTGTTAGATAAACAAGTAAGTTCACCATAAAGAAGTTTTTCATTAGCTTTTAAGTTTTTATCATACCGAACATCAGCCGGAATAATTGCAAAATAGTTCGGATTTTCACTTTCTGTAATTTCCATAAATAAGTTTTTATTCCTCCCGAATATAAAAAAGACTTTCTAT